CTATACATCTGTTAAGTAGTTTTCCTCCTGGATAGGATATTAACAGCCAGACAGTTAACAAGGAAACGTCTTTACCCATCCGTATACTGTTCAATACGCACCAAAAATCCAGCCAAAATAGAACGGTTTTTAAAGGGGATGGTAGGCATGAGATTGACAGGAGGTGGTTGAGGGGGTAGGGTAAGGGAGAGGGGGATAGTGGAATGGGAGTTACGAACAATCCTTTTAGATTAGCGATAGAGAAGGTATTTAGTACAGAAGTGTCGAAATTACCAAAATTTAAAAGTTTGCCACAAGGGCAATTAGAAGTTATTAGGGTGAGTTTCATTGAGTTCATGGTACAGGATTTAGCGGGAAGATTTATGAGTACAGATAGTATAGAGTATAAGATTAGGTTAGCTAAATTTTTTGCGGATTATAGTGGGAACAAGCCTAAGGTTGAGTTTCAGGTACATAGGGAAGTGAATGACTATGAAGAATTGAGTGATGAAGCATTATTAAAAGAAGAACAGAGGTTAATACATGGAGATGTCAAGAACGCAAAGACTGTCGGCTTTGAGGAAGTTGAGGATAGTGAAGGGCCGCAGGAGTTTTCTGGAATATTGCCAGCTTACTGAGCCGGACTTTTATAAGAAAGACAGGTGGCACTTAACACAGTTATGTAATACATTACAGGCTTTCTTTGAGAATAGGATTGTGAGGGTCGTAGGGAGTGAGCTGTGGGAGATTATTGATAAGGTTGATGACTCCAGGGAGTATTGTGAAGAGTTGTATATACAGATGCCTCCCCGGCATGGAAAGACTAGGACGTTAGTTAATTTCTGCTGTTGGATCTTGGGTAACTATAATACACATAAATTCATGTATACCTCTTATAACGATGATACTGCAGCTGACACGTCAAGATTCGTAAGAGATAATATTAAAGAAGAGAAAACGGATCCATATGATTTTATCTTTCATGACTTCTTCCAGGAGAGCATACAGGAAGATAATAGAGCTGTAGCTAAGTGGGCCCTTGAAGGGCAGTTCTTTAACTTCGTGTCCTCTGGTCGAGGGGGATCTGTTACTTCTAAAGGATGTGACACACTTATCATAGATGATCCGGTAAAGAACGAAGAGGATGCCCTGAGTGAGATCCAGGGAGAAAAGACTTGGAAATGGTATACTGGTACATTAACTTCCAGAACTGAGGAAGGGGTTAAGATTATTGTCAATCATACCCGGTGGCCTAAGAGAGATCTTATCCAACGGATGAAAGATAACTATGCTACGAAGAAAGCGAAACCCTACTATGAATTAATAATGCCAGTCTACAATATGAATACACAGAAGATGTTATGTCCGGAACTCATGTCCGAGAAGAGTATGCGTAAGAAGATGGATATCATGGATACGTCTATCTTCCAGGCTAACTACCAGCAGAAAGTAGAAGATCTTAAAGGTAGGATGTACCGGAAGATCAAAACGTATAATCATATTCCTGCTGTTCCGATCGAAGATGAATTAGTTCTAGCCTTCTCTGACTATGCGAAGAACGGGGATAATTATACGACAGAGATTATCGGTAAACTCCGGGAAGTAGGAGAAGATAAGTTCTTTTATATGACTGATCTTCTCTACACACAGGATGCTGTTGAGAACTACGAAGATGAATATATCGATAAACTTAAACTAAATAGAGTTGACACCTTGAAAATAGAGTCTAATAATGGGGGAGAAGAGTTTGCGGTAAGGATGCAGGAAAGACTTTTGAGAGAAGGATCCGATACGGTTATCAATTGGGAATTGTCTATGTCCAATAAAGAAACCAGAATCCTTACAAACTCCGGACTTGTCCAGACCATGATCATCTATCCTAGCAATTGGGAAAAGCTCTGGCCTGAATTTTATAAGCACGTTACCACCTATAGCCGAACTGGAAAGAATGTGTATGATGATGCTCCCGATACTTTGACTATGATAGTAAGAGAAATACAATATGGAGGGATAATTTTATATGGCTAAATTCAAACTTTTTTCCAGGAGTAAGAAGCAATCTCCTATTCAAATTGAAAAAGATATAGATCCGGTGCTAGGTGCTGCACCTTTAGATGACTTTGCCTATGACGAACCGTTCGATGATGGAGATTCTTTGAAGAATCATATATGGGTACTCATAGCAATTAATACTATTAACAGATGTATACAGAGGGCTGACTATGAATTACAGATTGATGGTGTTCATGTTCCTACTAAGTTTGATGCTATCTTTGATAACAGTGGTGGAAACTCTCCAGCTAATACATTATTTTTTCAGTCCTCTCTTTGGTGGGGATGGGAAAGAGAATTTTTCTGGTGGTGGGGTAATGACATGGGATTCCGTGGAGTAGAGTCTGTTACCTGTTTGGATCCCCGGGAAGTTTTTCATCGGATAGATGGTGAAGGTAAAGTACATTTCTATTGGTATGACATTCTTAATGCCAAATACTATGAAATGAAAGAGGGTGAATTCCTCCATATCTTTGAACCGAATGTATATAATAAATACCGGGGAGTATTTCCCCTGGCTATTGCAGGAACCTATTTACTAAAACAGGATAGACTTATTAATCTCGGTAATCTCGATGCCTTACAGAATGGTCCTATCCCGGATATTATCCTATCAGCAAAAAGAAACATATCACCAAAGCAATCGAAGGAAGCTATAGATACCTGGAATGATAAGTATGTTAGATCGAAGGGGGGATCTCGGGTAGCTGTGATTGGTGGTGATGTAACTCCACATATTATGAAGAATGATTTGATTAAATACTTGGATGTGTCTGACTGGAACAGGGGAACGATCCTTGCTGCCTATGGTGTACCGCTGAAGGTTGCCAACGCTGAGAGCGAACGTACAGCTCTCTCCGGAAAGGATTCTAACGAACAGTATGCTGCGTTATTTTCACAAACTATCATCCCGACTATTGATTTATGGGCTGGTGAAATTAACAGACAGCTATTTGCAGCTACCGGAAATCCAGAAATATCTGGAGTATTTAAGCTTGACAAAGTACCAGAGTTGCAAGAAGATGAAAATAGAGTTTCTAAAAGAGAGAACGATGCTATTGCTGCAGGGAAGAAAACCATCAACCAAATCAGGGCTATTCATGGTGAAGCACCTGTACCTTGGGGTGATACATGGTGGAGAGATGCAAAACTTGTAGATGCTACTAAGCCAATTCCGGAGGGGAAAGAATGATAACCGTAAAATTGTTAGGACATAAAGATCAGGTACAATATGATATTACTTCAAGAGCAGAGGGAATAAAACTTTTTAAAGATATATCAACTGATGGTGAGATCATGGATCCGGTTGAAGTGTATAAAGGATTAATCATTGCTCCAGGGAAAACTGTAACTAAAGAAGATACAGATATTATAGAGATTCCTTTTGTCATGTCTGATGGTGGACTAGATCGGGATGATGAGAGAATTCTTATTGCAGGGTGGGATCTAAAGAATTATAAATTAAATCCTGTCTTACAGTGGGCTCATGATGGTAAACGTCCGGCTATTGGTAATATGAAAAGTATTACTACCAAAGATAATCTTGCAGGTATAGCAGTCTTTGCTCCAAAATCTGTGGATCATTTCGCTTGGTCTATTGGAATGAAAGTTTCGTTAGGTATTATATCTGCTGGATCTGTTGGCTTCTTTCCCAAGAAGTACGCTTTCATTGATGATAAGAATGATCCTGCATGGTTAGAGTTCCAGGAACAAGAGCTTTTAGAATTCTCTATCTGTAATGTTCCTTCTAATCCAAGAGCTTTGATTAATCAGAGTGTCATTGATACTAACGGAAAGAGTATGCAGGAAATGGCTGATAGGCTTACTGGATTAGAGGAAATGCTAAAGACTCTAAAAGGTAAGAATGTTGAAATCGTAATATCAGAGGATGCTCCTACAGGAATGTCCTTTGCTGAATTAGGTAAGATACTAAGCAACACAAGTAAAGATGCTTAGTACTACATATATTGCATAAGTATAGCAAATAAAAATTATAGGAGTTAATTATGAATTGGCAAGAAATTTTAGCGAAAGCACTTGTTTTATTTAAAAGGGGAGCAGCATTAAAAACTATCACAGAGGTAGGGGCTGCAGATAAAGAAGGGCTTAATGCTTACTTCAAAGAGAGAGAAGAGTTTAATCAGGATGTTACTGCATACCTAAAAGATATGCCGGGAGCAATCGAATCTCAGTTTACTGCAATCAATGAGACATTGAAGAAAATGCAGAAAGCTGCACTTGAATTCTCCGCACCGAAAAAAGAATTGACCAGAAAAGATGTTGCAAAAGCATTATCACTTGTTGTTCTTTTTGCAGTTAAAGGTCCATCTGCAATCAAATCAGTTAAAAACAAAGAGCTTATGAGTTACATTATTACTCCAGGTGAGTATATGGGTGATGATGTTTCAAGAGAAATGTTTGGAAAGATGTTTCTCATGGGTAAAGATGCTATTGATACTAATCTGTATCCCGGCAGTACAAATGCAGGGCTTACCGTTAATCCGGTATATGAAACAGAGCTGATTAAATATGCTGCATCTGTATCTGTTATGGCAGATAAGATCCGGAAGATGCCAATGACCGCACCCCAGCACTCATGGCCAGCTCTTGATTCTCGTAACATGGCTTTTACACGTACCGATGGTACTAGCTCTGGTATTACTTGGGCTAAAGGAAGTAAGATTGCTTCCTCTGCTGAAGGTCCACGGTTTGGTGCAAGAGTTACGTTGCTTGCAACTACTCTCGCTGCATACGTTCCTTGGGTTGATGAATTCAAAGACGACCTGCAGATAAATGAAGCTCTTGATTCTCTGATCATGGAATGTTTCATGGAAGCATACGCTGTTGACCTTGATACAAATGTACTTGCTGCTTCTACTGATGCTGGAGATATCTATGATGGTATCCTGTACGCTTCTGGAACACAAACTTACCGTGTAGCTGCAGATCAGGTTCTTGGTGTGGATCCTCATGAATTGAAACAAGTACCTCTTAAAATAGCTTCAACAGAACGAATTAATCTTCACTGGATTCTCCATGAAACTGTATTAGCTGAGCTGGTAAGTAAACAAAATGCTTTTGGTGATTATATGTTCTGGCTCCCTGCAACAATGGATACTCCTGCGAAGCTCGCTAATTATCCTTACATCGAATCTGATACTATGCCAGATCTTGCAAGCCTTTCTCCTGGAGATCCCTTCATGGTTCTTGCTAATCCTCAGAATATGTGGATGGGTGAGAGACAGGGGATTGAAATCAAGAAGTATGATTTGACTGCCTACAATCTTGAATATGGTGAGAACTTTACCAGAATGAGAACACGAAATGGTTTCAAGCAGATTAAAACTGCTGCTGCTTGTGTTGTAAAATTAGGTTACTAAAAAAAATATTCTATTGGAGGAATAAATTATGTTTAATATGTTTGGATCTAAAATAAGACCCATAAAAACAAAGACAGCTATTGCTAATACTGCTTTCTTACAGCACATTGAACCGATGTCTGTATACCGTCAGGTAGTTACTCGACTTACTTTGACTAACAGTACAACCGCCCAAACACTTTCTATCATGAACGCTCTTGCACGTACTACTACATCCGCTGCAGCTTTAACGGCACAGAAAGTTCTTGATCTTACTGCTGATCCCGGGGTTGGTACGGTTGCTGGAGTTATCGCATCGGGAGATTTCTGTATAGTTAAGTTGTCAACTGGTAAACACCAGGTTAATGAAGTTGATAGTGTATCAACTCTTGAAATAACTTTTGTTGACGACTTTGATGCTGCAGTCGATAAGGGTGCTGCTGTATATTTCTACGGTACTGAAGGTGATGGACATGAACAGGTTCCTATTGCTGCCAGTGGAGAGACTACTTTTGAATCGAGTGAAGGTTGGTTCGTAGCAGAAAACGCTGGATATCCTTTACTGTTCCATGTGAACAATGCTACCGCTGCCTGTATTTTGCAGGGTGGAGTAGTCATACATACAAATGCTTAATCTATAGGGGCTACTTGGTAGCCCTTTATTCTATGGGAGGATACGAATATGCCAAAGAAATTCAAGAAGCTTTCTAAGAAAACGTTAGAAGGAATTTTTCCGAAGGAGGATAAAAATGACAAAAGATCTAAAAAGAATGAAGGTAAAAAGGGAATTGGACAAGGAACAACGGGAGAAGGACCGGGAAAAGATAGCAAAAAAGATCCGATTGAATCAGGTGAATAAAGATACAGTTAAGGTGGAAAAATAGATGCTTGCAGATTATGCGTTAATGTCTTTTGAGGGATTAGGTAAATGGATTCCCGAACTAAGGGAAAGTGATCAGGGTATATTAGAAATGTATATCAACTCAGCTTCATTACGCATAAGAAATCTGTATGGCGAAGAGATTATTAGAAACACCTATACAGAGATCCATGATTACAAAAGAACTATTCAGTTAAAGAAGTCATGGGTTTCTTCTCTTACTTCTATTACGTATGATGCGTATAGAAAATGGGATGGAGAAAATGATTCTCTCCTAGTAGAAGATACTGATTACTTCTATGAAGATGGATCCCGAATTATTAATCTTTATTTTACTACCTCTCCTTTTAACTTCCGGAAATCTCTACAGATAATTTATACTGCAGGTCGGTACCGAGTTGACTACGTTTCAGAAGCTACTCCCTCAGATCCATTGGATGGACAGGTATGGTTAAAAGAAAATACGAGAACATACAAACTCTACAGCGGTTCAGCTTGGACTGAGATATCTTCAACATTAATTATTGATGATCTATTTATCAATGCTATGGTTGAAGCTTTAGTATTTAACAAAGCTCGTATTCTCCAGGACAATGTAGGAATTAAAAGCAAACAGGGATCGAGTGTTAATTCATATCATCAACAGGTAGAAATAGATCTTCCCAAGAATATACATGATATGCTAGGGAAAGAAATCAGATTGCTATGACTTCCCTGCCAGCAGTAATTAGTCCAGACTTCACTAAAGTTATTCAAAAGCTTTACAAAGAAGTTGATCGGCAAATTCCCAAAGAACTAGGTAAATATGTAAAAGATATAATCACTATCTCACAGAGGGATATAGCTACCAGGGGATCATGGTCTACCGGTTCAGGATCTATCCACAATGGATTCTCTTCTGATGTCCAGGGTCATACTGCAACTATCTACAACTCTGCCCCTCATGCGTTTCTTAGACAGTGGGGAGAAACTATTGATGGATCCGGTTACATATATAAAAAAGATAAGAAACTGTTTATAAATAAGACAGGGTTTTCTCTGGATGAAATAAAGGCTATGGATCCAGAAGAGTTTAATGATGCATTTGAGTATGGTATAGATTATTGGTTTGCAGATTTTGTCCGGATAGTAAGTAATCCTTATATCGCTATCCCAGGATTAAGTAATGAAGCAAGGAATAAGATAGCCGGGTATAGAGATAATGCTTCTGTATCTGAGAAAGCATATCAATTGTTTATAGATAGTATGATGGAAATAGTAGTACATTTTTTAAAGGTGGTAGATTATGGACACGCTTTACAATACCGATGAACAGATAAGCCAGGGGCTTGATGCTCTGCTTAAAGCAAAATTGAATTTACAGATAGATATCAACAATCTTTTAATAGATGATGAAATCCTAATGAAGCATGTAATAGATGAAAACATTTATAATGATTGGATTAGTGCAGAGGAAATAGCCTCACATAATAATCGTTATCCTGCAATATGCTTCTATCAAGAGCTGGGTGATGGTTCTGACTTTGATAGAATCATAACAAAAGATTTAGAGGTATTCAAACTTGCGGTGTTTACAGATGGAGTTGATGGTGCTATTCTATTAAAAAGATATATAGCCACAGTGAGACAAGTAATAGAAACATATGATAGTACAATATATGATTGTGTGTTTCGTGCTACTGCACCAATACGGAGATATTATACTCCGTTTAAATATGGATCCTCTAAATTGAGGGTCGGTGAATTAACTATACGTATTATTACGGAGGTAAGAAAATGAGTTGTGAATTTAACGAAGGAAGAGAAGCGGCCTTACAAATAGGTATTGCTGCAGCATGGGGTACGAAAGTTCCTGCTACCGTCCGTCTACCGTTCCTGACAGAAGGTTTGAAGTACACCCCGAACTATAAAGAAGCAGAGAATCTTTCCGGTGGAGTTCTGATTAAGAAGATGGATATTATGAGTGAACACGTTGAGGGTGATATTGAAGCTTATTGTACTCCGGATGAAATCGGTTATCTTCTTTACTTGAATCTTGGTGTTGAGTACAAGGTAATTGGTGGACCGGTTGCAAGTACTTATAAACATTATTTCGTTCCAGTTAAATCTGGATTAGGAATGTGCTTACCGTTCTTTTCAGCAGAAGTAGATAGAGTTAAAGAAGTTATGACCTATGACTCTCTTAAAATGAATGGCCTGACAATTAGTGCAGAGAAAGACGGATATGTAATGTTCAACTTTGGTACGGTTGGAAGGGATGAAACTGATGATGGAGCATTGACTGCTGGCTTAACATTGTCTCAGAAGAATTTCTTTAAGTTCCGGAGAGCTGCAGTCTATGGAAGTATCCTTGATTCTGATTATACCGTGTCTGCTACTGGTACAGGTGTAGCTGCTGAGACTTGTACGGTTGTACCGGTTACTTTAACTGGAGCTTCTGGATTAGAAATCTATGTTCCGGTTGTTGACAAAAATGGAGTACGGTCTGTATATGAATTTGTGGGAACTCCTATCACAAGGGCAGCAACTACTTTGACATTTGCTGATTCTCCTGAAGGAGCAACAGACGATGAAATTAATTCAGTTACGCTACCTAGCGGACTGATCGATACTGCTAACTGGAATCTTGCAACAGAAGAGTACGGTGATGTATACAGCTTTGAACATGCCTGGGATAATAACCTTCCGACTGACAGGCAGTCTACCGAAAGCAGTGGTAAATCTACTGAGATGAATCCTCAGAGCAGATCATCTACTCTTTCACTTGGCATGTATTTGAATGATACCGTAAACTACATGAGGAAAGAACGGTTTAAAAAAGGTAGGACTATGACAATCCAGTTGGAGTTTGAAGTACTGGATATCATTACTGGAGCAACGGTATATGAATTTGCTTTACTGATGGACCGGGTTTATACAACTGAGGTTCCTTACTTTATCGATACCGCTGATGAAATTACTGTAGACCTGAGTTGTGTAGTTGCTGATCCTGCTCCTGCAGATCTTGTCGCTACTGCTGGTGGACTTGCTGCTGATACTATCGTTAGTGATTCTGGATTTACTTTACATAACGGTGATTATGTAAGAGCTTTGGATGAAGATGGAGCTCAGAGGATTTACAAGTACCTGGGAACAGATGTTACCGCTGCTTCAACACTATTAACTTTTATAGATGCTAGTGCTGCTGCTAATCAGGTAGATTCAATATGGCTGGCTGGACAATTGTTTAATGATGCGTACTGGCAAATGGCCGAGTCGGTAGTGGCTTATGCAATTGATGGACTGAATGAAGAATGGGGCTATGATCGAACTTAATATTCTATAAGTCGCTTCCTTTTTATAGGGGGAGCGTGGATTGAAACTATAAGGAGAATACGATATGAAATATGATGATGCTGTAAAAGAGTTGGAGAGTCAAACATTAAAAGTAGGAATAGGATTCTTGCTTTCCGGAAAGAAGCTTACTAATTACGGGAAACTGTTTGATGGTAAGATAAAAGACTTCATGCTTGACGGTGTTTCTGAAAAAGAGGCTAACAAGAATTACCTTGAAGAGAAGGAAAAGTTTGAAGCTCCAGCAGTAAAGAAGATGGAAGCAGCTCGGAAACTAATGGAACATGATGTAGATCTTATATTACGTCAGCCGGATGTGGATGAACTCATGACCTTATCCGGGAGTCAAAAAGATCTTCCGGATATTGGGCTTCCTCTTAATGTGAAAGAGATTGCAGAGTTGGCTTTAGCTTATGTAGGGGATGCTCCTACCAATGCAGAAAGAGTAGAAGGGTCTTTGAAGATTCTGGAAAAATGTTTAATGGATTCTACATTTGAGGCTCCAAAGCCAACGAATGAGAATCTTATGAAAATGATAAGAGCTAATTCTAAACTTGCTACTGGAATAATTGAATTGTTTATTGGTTCCCTGGGAAATTAACCCCGGCAGAATTGAAGGAGTTGAAGGATAGTTGCGGAATCACTTTCAAAGGTGCTTCCGTACCCCATCAATTTAAAAAGTTCTATTATAAGTGGATCAATTATATTAGAATATTTCTTTTCTGCACGAACCGAGAAAACGGAACGATGAGTGTTAGTCCTATGGAAATCTTTAGGTGGCCTTATCGTTTTTTTCTGATCCTATCTGTTATACAGGGGGAGTTTTGCACATTCATAAGTGAGCAACAGGCAAAGAGTATGAAAAAGGCCAGGTCGAAGAAACGATCAGGCGGGAGAGTTTAACATGGCAGATCGGACTCCTGTAATCAGGCTTAATATAGAGATCAACCAACAGTCCATGAATAAGTCTATTGGTGGTGTTGGTAAAGTTGAAAGAGCAATAGCTACTTTAGGTTATAGGGCTGCACGAACGTCAGCTCTCCTGGACCGTCATGTTGTTGACCCACTTAAACGTGTAGCACAAGCTTCCATAGAAGCAACAACAAGTTTAGATAAATCAATGGGTGAAATTCAAACATTGATGAAGGGAACCGTTGAAGCATCCACTGAACGTATCGAAGCGTTCAAAGAATCTATTGAATCATTATCAATAACCGTAGCACAGGAAGCTGTAGACCTCTCTAAAGGTTTATACGAATATATCTCTGCTTTCCAAGAGATCCCTGAAACCATGAGGGGATTTGAGATAGCAGCAAAGGTAGCCAAAGCTGGTGTTACTTCTACTAAACAAGCGGTGGATTTACTTTCATCTGTATCACTGGCCTATGGTGATGTATCAATTAAGATGCAACAGAATGTAGCGGATCTATCCTTTGAGATAGTAAGGCTAGCTAAGACACATATCCCGGAACTTGCAGCGAATGTAAGTAAGGTTGCACCTGTTGCAGCTATAGTAGGAATAGAGTTTAAAGAGATAGCAGCTCATGCAGCTACCCTTATTGGTATCACTGGAGATACAACAGAAGTATTTACACAGCTCAGAAGAGTTATGTTATCTATGCAGAAACCTAATCAGACTATGACAACCCTTCTTAAATCCCTCGGATACGCAGGAGCAACGGCTGGTAAGCAACTTATGGCTAAAGAGGGATTGTTTGGTGCTATTACTTCTTTGAACTCACAGGCAGCTAATATGGGGATCTCAATAGAAAAAGCTATTGGTAGGATCCAGGGAATAATGCCAGTGCTTGCTTATCAGTCTGTCTTAGTAAGAGAAAGATTTGAAGCTATGTATAAATCTATGGAGAATCCGGGAGGTGCAACTGAAGCAGCTCTTTCTAAACTCATGAATGGTATTGCAAGTGATGCAATTAAATTAGATAAGGCTAAACTCGCATTGAAGGGTATGAGTCGTGAGCTTGGTGACAAACTCCTTCCTTACCTCATTAAGCTTTATGATATGTTAGTTGATCTCCTGGACAATTTACTTTCACGTACAGACTTCCCTTCTCTGGATTGGGTTATAGATAGAGTACAAGCTTTGTTTGATTGGGTGAAGAAGTTAGCTGATGGATCTGTTAATTTCTTGACGAAGGTAGCTGCCTATAGTGCAATACTATCTCCATTGTTAGGTATCTTTGGTGTACTTGCTTTTACTGCTGAAACTGCTATGGGTGGTATGAGATTATTATTTCTCGGAATAGGTAAAGGATTTAAGAATCTTAGTAAAGGAATGAAAGCTTCCCGGTCTGGATTATTAAGATATGTCGTTGATCTTGTCCGTGGAGATAATGTCATGAGAGAATTTAAAATAAATTCTGATATTGCTTTTGATTCCGGAGATAGAGGATTTAAGAAGATGTCTGAAGGTATCCGGCTTACTGGTGGAATTAAATCTTTCATACCTATGTTTCTTGGATGGGCTGCTGCTATCGTTGCTGTTGTCATTGCTATTAAATTAATCAGTAAAGCATGGCAGAAATGGAAAGATGCTACACGTGAGGTTGTAGTAGAGAATCAGAAGATGCTTGATGGTATTACTGCAGGGCTTAGTAATTTTAGAAATGAAGTAGAAGATATACTTTCTAAGGATACCCCTTCAGAAATCAAGTCTGGATTCATGGATCAATTAGTAATTCAAGAGAGTGAACTTACAGGAATAATAAATCAATATGACAAGATGGTTTTACAGATTAGAGAAAAGACGCAGGAAATTGCAGACGCACAACGGATCTTTGAATCTTCATTAGCTACAGGTTTGCCTGGGGCCGGTTTCTTTGAAGGGCTAAAATTGGATACCCAAAAAGGAGTACTCGCAGAACTACAAGGACAGATCTCTGATATACAAGATCTATGGAAACAGAAAATAGCAGATATTTACCAGCTTAAATTTGAATTCATTCCAAATGTAGATACTACAATTGCTGAAGAGCAGATAGATGCTTTCCTTGCTAAGTATATACACAATGCTGCATCATTTGAGATAGAAGTAGTACTGGACTCAGCAAGTCTTTTAAATAAAGTGAATGATATATTCGCTGTTACCACAAATAGTTTCACAGAAGCATCAGAGAAGATACAGATGTCTCTTGATGTACTGAGTCAGAACTTTGATGAATCAGCTAGTGGGGTGAAAGAGCTAAGAGCACAGATAGCATTATATACTCGATTAGGTGCATCGGAACAAGTTTTAGATTCATTCAGAAAACAATTGGAATATATATTACTAAACCAGAAAGCTATATTAGATTCTGTAAAATATCTTAAAGATTACCAGACTGTTGTAGATGCCCTGGCTAATGAATCAGGATCCTTTGCTGATGGATTCATTACTGCTTCACAGACCTTGAATAATTATAACAATGCTCTTGATGATAACCTCCGGCTTGCACAGTTGATTAGTGAGAACTCTTATCCTCAGTCTGTTATAGATCGTTTCAAACAAATGGTTGCTGCTAATGATAGTCTGATTGCTGGCTATGAAGATCAGGTTCGTGAGCTAAAGATAATTGCATCTATCCCGGCCTTGCTCCAGGGGAACGATGCCTTTGAAAAGATCTTCTTAGATTTTCAGAATACTAATAGAGAAACTAAACAATTAGAAT